TTGCCGGCGCCGAATAGTGATAGTAAAGTCAGGTCACCCTTCACGGTAATTCTCCTCAAGCGCATGCACCCGGTTGGACAGGTCCCCGGAATACTGGATACTGAACGCCAGCGCCGCGCGCAATTCAGATTCGGACATGTCGTTTACCGGAATGCCGCAGAAGCTGTACTGGCCTGAGCGGGCGAGCCATACGGAGTGGATGTACTCATACGTGGACCGGATCATATCGAGCACCTCTCGACCGCTAGGCCAATACCCAGCAACAGGAACCAGGCGAACATGACCAGCCCACTACCACGGCTAGACCAAGCGCCATACAGCGAGCCACCGCGGCGGCGCCTCATGGCCACACCGCCCATAGGCCGACAGCGGCCACCGCCACACCCAGCAGGACCCCGCGCGCGCCTGCGACCTCCAGCCCTACCGTATGCCGCTCCCACGGCGTATCGAAGGCCATGACCGCGGCCAACAGGGCCAGCGTGCCCAGGCACACCATGGCCAAACCAATCCAAACAATAGCCATTATCGGATCCTCGTTACCAGGTACTCACGGGCGCCATTGCCCGCGAGACGTCGCGTTATCAGGAACACGGCCGGCAGCAGTGCGCGCGCCGTGGATTTAGCCTGTACCAGCGTGCGCCGGTCTATGAGGCTGTCACCGACATGCAGGTCGGCGTAGCGGGCGAAATAGTCGTCATTCATCGTTATCTACCTTGCCAGTCCCGCCGCACTCCTCGCAGATAACCCAATAGTCCATTTGCGGGTCCGGGCCATAGGCGCCGCGGCTATCGTTGTGCGTGCTCTCTCCGGCTCCCTTGCACGCTGGGCATTCCCTACCCATGGTCCACCTCCCGCAGCGTCACCGGCTGCGCCATGGGCCACTTATCCTCCATGGGTACGAGAGTGGCCCCCAGCAAAGGTGAGCCTCCAGCGGCCAGCCAGTCGGCCAGGGTGGCATCCTCTACCACTAGGCCGGTGCAGGGGGTGGTCATAAAAACGTTGCTCATGTATTCCTCCAAGGAATAGGTCGTTTACCGGAGTGACTCAAACGCGCCGGCCATATACAGCGCCGCCAGCCCCAGTGCCGCGGTCAGCGCGTAACAGGCCACCATGGCCCAGTAGTCGCGCCTACTCACGGATACGCTCCAGCTCGCCCAGCTTATAGGTCCAGCCGCCGCCACCGGGGATTGGGTAGGGCTGACCGTCGATGTCAACCTCGGCGAAATCCCACGCGTAGGCCTTCACGACTGTGCCCGTGGCGCCGGTGCCGAGATCCGACGTGCCGTGCACCGTGCCCGCCTTAACCCGCACGCGCTCGCCGACCTCAAGGGGGCGCGTGGTGTCGCGGTATTCAGCCAATACCGGATGGTCCGGGGCGAGTGTGGCCAGCGCATCCGCCAGCCTAGCAGCGATGCCGGTCATGCTAGCATCCCCGCGACCGCATCGGCCGGAATCAAAGAGTCGCGGCACGGCATGATGACGACACCCAAGGTCAGGGCATCCTTATTGGTATTGACTAGGGCCAATACCGACCGGTCCGAGCCTTGCCCATACAGCGACACCGGGAACATTCCACGGTATCCGCCCACGCCTGCATTTTTCATGCCCTTTCCAGCCTTATCCAGCCTGGCGTACAGCTCGACGTTGACGGCGCCCAGCGGCTCGCCGGATCCGACCGCTACCGGAACGACGGCCTGCCAGTCAGGAAAGTGGCCATCGACCAGCGCCACCGGGATGACGGCACCCGATTCAGCCGTCAGCGTGCCGGTGAATCCGTCGTATGCCAGCGTGACGAACTCCCCTTTTTGCTTGAGTGCCCATGTCACCGCGTCAGTAGGCAGCAGGACGCGCAAGGATGCCTCGCCCTGTGTGTCCCCCGCAAAGGCCAGCGCATGGCCGTCTGTGGCCACACAGCGTATGCCGCCATCCTTGCGCGGCTCGACCATTACGCAGTTGAGGTAATAGCGCACGTCCTTGACCGCTTGGAAGGTGGCGACGGCGGCGAGGGTGCGGAGGTAGATGGTTGCAGTTTTCATGGGTGATTGGTTCCTGTAGTTGGAGGTTGGGTTAGGCAGCCTTGCCATGCGCCTTAACGTCACGTTGCAGGCAGCCGTCGATGTCATCCTCGGTAAAAGCGACGCCAGCCTCACGGCAGGCTCGGCCCAGGTATGTCCACTCGCTGCCGGCAAACAGGCCAGCCTCACGCGCGGCCTTCATAGCCTCGGCATCTGGCTGCGATCCATACCCGTACTGGAAAGGCAGCCGGGCCACTTCAACACCATCCGCATACACGCGAGCGGAAAAGTAGGAGTTGCCGTTGACGCGATCACGCCAGCGGCGAACGGATAGGTGGATATTGGTTGGGGTTTTCATGGCATGGTTCCTTTATTTTGCGGCCCGGATTGGGCCGCCGTGGTGTTCGGTGTGACGCCAGTGTCCCGTATCCGGGCCAGTCAATAAACCCGGTTTGGTGGAAATCAGCGTTCTATTCCTGCAACGAGGCCGACCAGTTGCCGGCCACGCCTTGCGAGACGGTCATAACCGCGTCCGCTTCATTCCGAGCCGGCACTGTGTCCACCACGACGCCATCGCGCGACACGGAATAGGCCGGGAACCGAACAAACACATTCCACGAGACCTCGCGGATAAACCAGCCGCGCTTGCGAGCCTGCGACCGGATCGAGCGCGCCACCTTAAATGCTTCCTCTCCTCTGTATGCGCTCACGTCGAGCTTGGCAAAGTATTGCCATCCGCTAACGTCTACCAATGGCGCGCGTCCTTTGTTGGCCTTCCTGCGGTCAAACCTTGGCGCGGTCAATTCTTGCTCGCTTGCTTTTTCAAAAACCATTGCATAACTCCTTGCGTGGGATTTAAGCGATTATATCAAAATGCATGTTTAAATGAAATGTATGCTATGTCTGTCGTGTGCGAAGTCATTTTTTTTAGTGGTCTTTTGTCTATCAGTTCACATTCCACCATTACGCCATTACGCTAGGGCTCCATACATAAGACACATTTCATTTAATCTTTGCGCTTAATAAATATTAATAATCGAATCGACACGCATAGCAGACAAATTAGTTTCAGCGAGACATAACATGCAAATACCGTCCGCTTGCCACCGGTGCCGCGCAGCGCTAACCTCCCGCCATGGCCGAAACGACCTCATGGGAAACTACCCCGCAAGCCATCGCCAAGCGTGAGCTGCGCGAGCTAATCCGCAACCCGCCGCTTAGGGCTGAGGATGCGGAGGCGGTATTGCTGGCGCTGGCGTCGGGTATGCGGATTACGGCCATTGGCGAAACGCCTGGTCTCCCGCCTTATTGGCTCATCAATCTCTGGCGGACCCAGTGCCCTGATTTTGATGAGCTGTGCGTACAGGCGTCTGAGGCTGGGGCGGATGCGCTGTCCTGGGGAAATATAGCCATTGCCGACGACGATAAGCGGACGCCGGCAAACAAGGCTCTCTCGATTGCCGTGCGCGAGCGTATGGCGAAAGTGTTGCACCGCAAAAAATACGACCCGGCCGTCAAGGTCGAGGTGTCGCAGGCAGCCGGCCGCGCCGATGACTTGTCGGATTCGGAGCTGGCAGCTATGGTGCGCGCTAGGAGCCGGGATGCGGCTGTGGATGCGGAGGTGGGGAATGGATAACTGGGGCGCGTCACATGACGGGTTCACCTACGGCGGCAACGTACCGTGCCGCGTGACGCCGGATGCAAGGGACGCCGACTGGTGCGCCCGTGAGTTGGGGGACGTGGAGCCGCGGCTTGTGTATCACGGCGTCCCGACTACCTATGACGCCATCATGGCGGATGCGGTCAGCCGATTCGACGCGAACGACCCGCGCGACTGGTTCGGCGAGACTGTGGAGGTAAGCGGGCCGCGTCGATTCACGGATGGGACGCTATGCGTGCCCGTCGAAAGCCTTGGCCGCGACGCATGAGAGCCGTCCGCTTCCGAGGCGTGACGCTGGGCTGGTGGCTGACCAATAGCGCGGGCCACTGCCGGTACCTATCCGCGCGTCCGTGCTAACCCCCGAGCAAGCCGCCGAAACCCTGCTGGCGAGACGGGCAGCGCGCCGGTCATTGGAATCCTTCGCGGAGTACATAGAGATTCCGGGAACGCCGGTCGGGGAGATGGAGGAGAACGCCGGCCCTGCTGTTAACGGCGCGCTGGCCCTGCATCACCGGATAATCTGCCAAGCCACGCAGCGCACTATAGAGCGGGACTATGGGCGGCTTATGATCCTTGCGCCTGCTGGTAGCGCCAAGTCGTCATATGCGGCGGTCGCTGCGCCTGCATGGATCATGGGCAAGAAGCCGGGCAGCAAGATCATACTGGCCTCCCATGGCAGCACGATAGCCACGAAGCAGTCCAAGCGGTCACGGCAGCTTGTGCGGTCGGAGCGGTACAGGACGCTATTCGAGACGCAGCTACCGGCGGACCAGCGCGCGGCAGACGAGTGGGCGCTTACGAACGGGTCATCATTCATGGCCGGCGGCATCCTGTCCGGCCTGACGGGCAACCGAGCGGACGTGGTGATCGCGGACGACTTGTTGAAGGGCCGCGACGAGGCGGAGTCGGAGACGATACGGGAGAAGACATGGGAGGCGTTCAGGGACGACCTGCGCTCCCGCCTTGTGCCTGGCGGGTCCATGATCGTGATCAACACCCGGTGGCACCAGTCTGACGTGAGCGGGATGATCCTGCCGTCTGGGTGGGAGGGGCAGTCCGGCACGTTCACGGGATCGGACGGGCTGCAATGGGAGGTCGTCTGCCTGCCGTCCAAGATCGAGACGCAGCTACAGGAGGATACGGACCCATGCGGACGCAAGCGCGGGGAGTACCTATGGCCTGAGTGGTTCAAGCACGAACACTGGGTTCAGAACGACCCGGCACTGGGGGCGCAGGACACGAACACGCCGACGGGTAGGCGCGCGTGGTATTCCATGCACCAGCAGCAGCCGCACCCGGATGACGGCATCCTGTTCCGCAAGGAGGACTTCCGGTGGTACGAGCGCGGGGAGGAGCCGCGCAGCCTGCGTAAATACGGGGCATCGGACTGGGCGCTGACGGACGAGCTATTGAAGCCGGACCCGGACTACACCGAGCACGGCGTCTGCGGGATAGACGACGGTAAGGCCAGGCCGGATGGTAGGCCGCGTCTGTATATCCTGGACTGGATACACATGCGCAAGGAGGTCACGGATACGGTTCCGGCGTTTGTGCGGATGGTGGACAAGCACAGGCCGCTAAAGTGGTTCTGGGAGGCGGGCAACATCGACAAGGCTATCGGGCCATCGGCGGATCGTGACATGCGGGACTATCGGCGGGTGGAGGGTGGACCGAGGACGCCGGTATGGGTGGATCGTGAGTTGCTGCCTATTGCGGGAGTGGGGAATAAGGTGCAGAAGGCGACCGGGTTCAAAATGATGGTCGAGCGGCACCAGGTGTGGCTGCCCATGGGCGAGGCGTGGGCGGAGAGGCTGGTGAACCAGCTTTGCGGGTTCCCGGGCCTGTTGCACGACGACGGGGTGGACGTGTGCTCGCACTGGGGGCGGGCTATTGACCAGATGTTCAATGCTGCTACTCTGCCGCCAGCACCAGAGGACAAAACGGTCAAGTTTGGGACCGTGGCGTGGTTGCTGAGTGAGGAGAAACATGATAGCGCCCGCCCGGAGAGTTATTACCGATGAACACAGTAGGGGTTGAGGCATGAGCGCAGTCATGGGCGGCGACACGGACACCACGGTACTGACCGGCGCGATGGCCATGCTGGAGGGTGGTGCGGCGGAGAAGGAGGCCAAGGAGGCGGAGCGTACTCAGGTGCGCGACTGGTTTCGCAGGATCGACGAGGCGCGCGAGACGGACAAGCCGTACCGGGAGGGTTTCGCACGCGACCGCAATGCAGCGCGCGGCGTGTTCCCGGAGCAGGAGGTCAGCGTACCTATCCTGGGCGGCAATGTGGATACGCTCAAGTCATTCATCTACGCCCAAGACCCCAGCGTTGACTGCACGCCGTCGCAGATGGTGGAGCCTCCCAAGCAGCAGCCTCCGGTGGCGCCCGTGGACCCTATGGCTCAGGTCATGGGCGCGGTGCAGGGTGGTGACCCCACTGCATTGCTGGGGCAGCCTATTGCCGAGGGTGTGGCGCCAGCGCTGAGCAGCGGTGGTCTTGAGGGCGCGGGCGTCCAACTGGGCATCAATATCGCGGCGGCGCAGGAGCGGTATCAGGCGGAGTTGGCTCAATTTGAGGCGGACTTGGCGGCGTATCAGGCACGCGAGGAGGAGCGCCGGCAGACGCGGCTGTCAAGGAACTTGTTTGCGCAGACCATGGAAATCGTGGTGAGTAAGCTGTGGAAAAAGACGCGCATGAAGCGCAAGGCGCGCCGCGTCATTGGCTCCACGCTGACGGTGGGTATTGGCTGGGCCAAGTGCGCCTGGATTGAGCGCAGTGTGCGTGACCCGCAAGTGTCGGCGCAAATATCGGACCTGCAGGCCATGGTCGAGCGCATCACGCGCGAGCAGGCCGAGGTGGACGAGGGCTACTGCGCGGACAATGACGCGGCGGTGCTGCGCATCAACCAGCAAATCGCGGCCTTGCAGGACAAGGTATTCGTCGCGCAGGACCGCGGTTTCGTGCTTGATTTCGTGCCAGCCCAAAACATACAGGTGGCACCGGGCACGGACATCATGGACTGCTGCGACGCGCCATGGATTTCCGAGTTTATTTACATGACGGTGGCCGACGCGCTGGTGGCCTTCCCTGACATTCCGGCAAAGAAAATCAAGCGTGCGCAACGTTTCCAGAAAGTGCAGCAGCGCGTGACCACCGACGGGCCAGTGGCTCCGGTGACGGACAAGGATGCTGAGGAATTCAACACGAGCGAGGCGGTGACGGCGGGGCAGACGCCATCGGATGCGGACTACCTCCAGATTGCGGAGATTTATTCGCTGGACGACGGCACGGTCTACACCGGCATTCGTGGTATGGACGGCTGGGCCAAGTCGCCGGCACCACCCAACGTCAAGGACCCGCGCTTCTATCCCTACTTCCCTCTGTCTTTCATCGAGGTGGACGGCGACCGCTATCCTGCCTCCTACGTGGCGCGGTCCATCAAGCTCCAGAACGAGTACAACGGGCGGCGGAGTGCACTGCGTATTGCGCGCCACCGCTCGCTGCCTGCCGTCTTTTTCAATGAGGGCGAGATTGACCCGGAGAATGCTCAGAAGATCCGGCTGTCTGTTTCGCAGGAGTTCGTCGGCATCTCCACGGTGACTGGTGGGGACATGCGTCAGATGTTTGCGCCCAAGCCACTGAGCGCCATCGACCCGGCCCTGTACGACACCTCGCCCATCCAGCGCGACATCGAAACCGTGTGGGGCGTTCAGGAGGCCCTGAGTGGCGGCGTCGAGGTGGACAAGACGGCAACCGAGGCCGAGATTCAGCAGGGCGGCTTCATGTCGCGGACCAATGCCATGCGCGACCAGCAGGAGGATTGGCTCTCGGACATCGCTCGCTACACCGGCACCATCGCGGTCCAATACCTTACACTGGAGGACGTGGTGGCCTTGGCGGGCAAGGATGCCGTGTGGCCTACGCTTGACACGCCGGAGGAGCTGGAGACGCTGCTCGACATCGACATCCGTGCCGGCTCCAGTGGCAAGCCAAACCTGCGCAGCGAGCGGGAGTCCTGGCAGGTGGTCATGCCCCAGATTGCGGAGAATATCGAGAAGGTGGCCATGCTGCGCAACTCGCCGCAGAGTGAGGTGGCCGACGCATATGAGCAACTGGTCCAGAAATCGCTTGATGTCATGGGGGACAAGACGGACATTACGAGCCTCATCCCGCAAACCGAGCAGCAGCCACCACCCGGAGCACCGCCCAATGTCCCAGCATGAATACCCGCACTGCGCCATCAGCGTCATCCCGACAGCCCTCGGGTTCACGGTCATGCGCATGTATAACGACGGCAGCGACACCGCCGTCAAGGAACGCTGGCTCGTGCAGCCCGGCGAGCTTGAGGAGCGCCTGCGCGACCTGTTCGACAACCCTACCTACAGCCCAGAGGTAATTCTCCATGCCGACCACCGACACACCGAACACTGACACTCCGCCGGTAGATATCCAAGCCGGCGCACTCGCCGCGCTCAACGACGCACTTGCCGACCCTGCGGCCAGCGTTGACCCTGACCTGGACGACGTGCCGGCGGTTGCGCCTGACACGGGGGAGGTCGAGGTTCCCGATGGCGATGGCGTCATTACCGAGGGCGAGACTGAGGCCGAGGAGGTGCCCGCGGTCGAGGAGGAGCCGCCACCGGCCGTGGATGAGGCTGGCGAGGAAGCCAAGGGTCTCGGCGTCAAGAACGAGAAGGCGCTGGCAAAGTTCCGCGAGCTCTTCGACGTGCAGAAGGAGTACGCACGGTTCAAGGAGGAGGAGCTTCCCGTCCTGACCGAGCGCGCTGAAAAATACGACACGCTCATCAAGCACGTGTCGGATGCCACCGACGACCCCAACGACTTTGGCCTGGCCATCGGCTTGCTGCGCGCCATCAATCGCGGCGGTCCTGCCGAGTGGGAGATGGCGGTCAAAGAACTGGACCGGCAGCGCGACGCCCTGCTGGGGCGCTTGGGGCGCGGGCCTGGCCAGGATCCGGTGGCTGAGTTTGCCGACATCAAGGAGGCCATGGACAACGGCGAGATTACGCCGCAACTGGCGTCCGAGCTGGCGGCCAAGCGCAAGCTGGACTCCCTGACGACCCAGCATGCCACGCGACAGACCGAGCAGCAGACGCAGACGCAGCGGCAGGCGGAGGAAGCCAAGGCCATCGGCGTGTCGGACCTCAATGACCTTGGCGCTCACCTGCAAGCCATCGACCCCCATTTCGCAGCCAAGCGTCAGGCGGCACTGGACAAATTCATTGCCGTGCGCGACACCATCCCGCCACAAAAGTGGGCGCTGGAGTTCCGCAAGGTCTACGACCTCATCCCCAACCCGGCGCCAGTGCGGCAGGCTCCCGTCGGTAACGTCCCGCTGCGCACAACCGGTGGCGCGGGTAATGGTGTGGCACGGGTAGCATCCACCGCACAGGAGGCGCTGGACCTGGCCCTTGGAGCATACGCACGGGGAGAGCGGGCATGAGCATAAAGGCAGTATTCGCACGGCCGGCCGGCGACGGCACGCTCAACACCCTGTTCAACATCGCGTACCACGACCGAGGCAACCCCATGTGGGCGCGGCAATTCATGGGAAAACACGCCACTGCACGCCGCAAGCGAGGGGAGGCCAAGCGTCTTGCCCGTGGCCAGCGGACCTACTTGCCATGAGCAGCATCCGCGGCAGGGGCATGCCCAAGCCTCCGGTGCGCGCTCCCATGAGCCGGGAGAAGGAGATTGCCCTCTACGAGAGACACTATGACGACCCGCGGTACGCCATGGGGTCAAAGCGACGTGCGGCGGTGCAGCAAATCGTGGACGACCTGCTTCCGCGCGGCACGCTGCTGGACGTGAGTACGGGCCGCGGCGAGACGCTGCGGTTCGCCGAGCATGTGGGCCACGAGGCTACCGGCACCGAGGTCGTGGAGGGCTTGCTGGGTCCCAAGGTCGTCTTTGCCCAGGCGCACGACCTTCCGTTTGAGGACGGGTCTTTCGACCACGTGTGCTGCTTCGACGTGCTGGAGCACCTACGGGAGGAGGACGTACACGCCTGCCTGCGCGAGATGCGCCGCGTGGCGCGCGTGTCGGTCACGGCGTCAGCCAGCGAGCGCCCGTCCGTATTCGGCAACGTGGACCTCCACATATCCCGGCGCCCCGCTGCCGAGTGGGAGTCGCTGATGGCTGACCTGTGGGGAGGCGCGACCCGGATTATCAATGCGGGCGGGAGCCCCTGCTGGCAATGGAAATTCTGACGCCATTGCGCCGCGACCACCGCGGGGCCGTAAAGCGGTTCCAGCCTGTCGAGGAGCGACACGACCGCATCCTGGTCATCGCGTCCGGCCCGTCCGGCGCGGGACCATGGGACGTGCGCCCCGGTGTTCCGGTCATTGCGGTCAACGGCGCCATCGACGGCCTGCCGTGGGACCCAGAGTATTGGTTCACGCTGGACCCCTCGCCGGTCAATTACGCGCGCATCACGAATCCGCGCCATGGAACCAAGTATTTCGTGGGTGTCGATGGCGATTACGGCCCCGAGGCGCACCTGATGAAATACCGGCAGGACTTCACCGGCTGCCACCTGTTGTGGGTCAAGCGCGAGGAGCGCGTATCCGACGACACGCGCAAAATTACCGTCGGCAACTCAGGCCGCGCGGCCGTGCATCTGGCGATGCACATGGGCGCCACCCGCATCGGCGTGCTGGGCGTGGACGGCACCAGCGAGGCGCACTGGCACGACCCCGCCGGCCACTCCGGCAACCTCAAGGCGCTAGGGCGCAATCTGGACGTGCTGCACCGCGGCGGGGTTCAATTCCTGTTTGGCGACACCGGCACCAGCACGGTTGTCGGCCATCCCAAGGCCAGTCCGCAAAAGGTGCTTGACTGGCTGCACGAGTAGGTGCATATTCGGCGCGCGTGTGAGACGCAGTGACGCTATACCCGACGCAGCGACCGGGCCTGCCGACTCCATGCACCGCTATGACTTGAGCCGGGATAGTCGCCGGTAGCGCATATCGAGGGGGTTGCGTGCCTCAGAAGCGGATGGTGTTTCCTTCCCATCACTTTCCTTCTGAGAGACCACGACCATGCCATTTACCCCCGGCCAGTTGGCCATTGGCGCCAACTATCAGCTCGACTACTTCCTCAAGAACGACCCGATCGACCAGATCAACATCAATCACCCGCTGCTGGACGCCATGAACAAGCGTCGCAAGAACAGCGTGGGCGGCAACGAGTTCGAAGTCGTGCAGCTGCGATTCACCAACGACTCCAACTACCAAAACTACTTCGGCGCCAGCCAGGTCACGTACAACGAAAAAGACACGGTTCGCCAAGCCCGCTTCAAGTGGTACAACTCGCATGACGGCTTCGGCTTCGACGAGGACACCCTGCGCGCCAACGGCATCGAGGTTACCGACGACAGCAACACCACGGCGTCGGAAGCCGAGAAGGTCCAGCTCACCAACCGCTTCGGTGAAGCCTACGAAACCCTGAAACTGGGTTATCAGGCCGGTTTGGACACCGAACTCCACCTCTCCGGCGCGCAGTCCTCGCTGGCGGCTCCGGGCCTCGACCTGCTGGTCAGCACGACCCCGGCCGCTGCGACCGCCGTTGGTGGTATCGACCCGTCCACGAATACCTGGTGGCAGAATAACGCCAACCTGGGCATCGCACAGGCCGACCTCATCAATGAGATGGAAATCACATGGCGCGCCTGCACCCTGTACGGCGGCTCGACCCCTGACCTGATTCTTGTCGGTGGCGACTTCCTCGACGCCTACCGCAACGCAGCCGGCATCACCATCAACCGCCAGATTTTCAATGGCGGAAATGCGATGGGCGGTGTCTCGCTGGACGCCTCGGTCACCAAGACCTACTTCAAGGGCGTGGAAATCGTGTGGGACCCGCAGATGGATCTGCTCGACGCCATCGTCGGCCCGATTGCCGAGCCGTGGACCAAGCGTTGCTACTTCCTCAACACGAAGTTCCTGCACCTCAAGAGCGTCAACGGTCACTGGATGCGCCGTCGCAAGCCGCCGCGCGTGTACGACCGCTACGTTCACTACTGGGCCATGACCTCCAGCTACCGCTTCATGATTTCGAAGCGCAACGCGATGGCGGTCCTCTCGGTGTACTGACCCAAGGTGGCCCCGCGAGGGGCCTCCTCTACAACCATTTCAGGAGTTCAGTTCCATGCCAAACCAAGTCAACATCGCCATCGACTACGCCGTCGGCACCGCCCCCACGGGTACGGACCTTGGCGAAGTCTCCCCGTTCGCGCCTGTCGGCAAGAACGGCACCCTGCTTGTACCGGCTGCCATCCCGGCATCCACTGCCGTCAGTGTCCAGACCAACTCGGTAGCCACCGCTGCCGACGCAAACTGGACGACCCAGCTTTTGCTGGTCACTGGCAACACCGGCCTGTTCAACGTCCCAGGCCTGCAACGCTACATCCGCTTTCTGGTGACCGACACCGGCACCGGCACGAGCGTGTGGTCACTACAGGGTTCGCTGTAATCCACCAACCGAGGTAAAGCCAATGCCAAGCCCAGCAGAAGCAAGTGAGACAACCATCGCCGAAACCCATTTCGGCGGTGACGACGGATCGGTCGCGTTGACCGCGGTGCGAGCCATGGTCATTCGCGATCCGATGATGCAGTACGAGGTTGACTTCCTGCTCCATGAACTGCCTATCGCCCAGCAAATCCACGGGCGCGAGAATGTCAGGGAAATCAGCCGCAGCACGGCGCGCGTGAGCAATTTCAACGCATTTGCCGAGGCGGATCGTCTGCGTTCGCTCTACAACACCAAGTCCGACGACTACGTGACGATGGTTTACGGCACCGACCCTGGTCCGAAAATCAACGACATCCAAGGTCTCGGGCTGCATGTTGGTGAAGCACCTGTCGTGCAGAAGTCGATCCAGAACAACCGTCGCGACCCCGACCAGGTTCGCCGCGCGTAATCCAACAGGGCCGGTTCGCCGGCCCTTCTTTCATAGGGCGTAAGCGATGCCGTGGATTCCGATACAGGACAGCACGATTCTGTTTACCACTACGCTTGCGACCGGCATCGTGGAGGAGTCGGCCACGTTTGCTGGCGTCGTGGCTGGAGCCAGCGGCACCGCACTGATTCAGATCGCCCCCGTCGATTCGCTGCAATCCCCGCTTCCTGTCCGCATCCGGTTTGAGGAGTACGGCGAGGAAACGGCTTCTGGAACGCCTACGCACACGCCAGGTATCTTCCTTGGCTCAACCGAGCGATTCCCCAACCTCGCCGAGTTCCCGTACACCGAATGGACGCCTGAGCCGGTGCCGTTTGCGTGGGATGGCGTGGACGACCTCTTCATCTTCAATGCGACCTATGCGGGCGCGGAAGAATCCACGGTAACGACGCGCTTCTCCATCGAAATTTTCGACAACAGCGCCGATGACACCAACTACAACTGCGAGTGCGACGACGAGAATCCCTCGCGCACGCTGGCTGAATTGCGCGTTGACCTGCTGCGCCGGCTGGGTTATTCAGCCATGGCGCAAAATCCGCCGCCGGGTATGAATGACCTGCTGACGAGCTTCCTCCAGTCGTCGCAATTGCTCCTGTATCGCCAGTACAAGGTCTTGCGCACCAAGCGCATGTTCACGTGGGGCTTGTTGGAGGGCGTGCGGTTCTACGACCTGCACCTCAACGCGGACGTGTGCCAGAAGAAGCTGGACGCGCGCATGATTGAGTGGGTGGGCATCAGCGACGGCACGAACTGGTGGCAGCCCATCATTTGCGGCATCCCGCCGGAGTGCTACAGCTTCAACCAGGTCCTCGGCTGGCCGCAGCGTTACGAGATTCGCCAGTGCATCGAAGTGTGGCCGCCGCCAGCACAGGGGCCATGGAAGCTGCGCATCAAGGGCGACTTCGGACTGGAGCCGTTCGCGGCCGACGACGACAAGTGCACCATCGACGACGAGGCCGTGTTCCTGCACGCGCTTGCACGCGCAAAGGCCCACTACTCGCAGCCGGATGCAGCCAACTACCAGACCGACGCGATGACGTACATCAAGCAGTTGACCGCCGGCTCGCACATGACGCGCCGGTACGTGCCGGGCGTCGTTGAACTGCCTGCCGCCATTCCGCCCAAGTGGTTGCCGCTGGGGGATGCGCCTCCGTGAGTATCCGCGCGTTCCCGCTGACCACCGCGAAAGGCGGCATCAATCGCCTGCGCACAAAGGGGGGCGCGGCGAAAGACAGCCTGTATGACTTGGTGAACGGCTATGTCACGCAAACCAACTCCGTGAAGCCACGGCCAGGGTCGACGCTCGCCTACCGCTTACCGCCGGACGCAACCAAGGGCATGTGCGCGTTTCAGGACAAGCTGCACGTGTTTGCATGGGAGCCGGTCGAGTCTCTGGACCCGATGGTCGTGGTCAATATCCTGCGTCACCCGTCACCCGGAAGCACCATGCCCATCAAGGCCATCCACTTCGCGGCTCCGTTCCTCGGGTTCCTGTACGTGGTAGCCGAGTGGCTCAACGGTGACGTGTATCACTATTGGCTCCAGTCCGCGACTACGTGGCTGCCAAACACCAGCTACAACGCCGGCCAGATTGTCGCGCCGACCACGCCAAACGGCTACTACTACCGCGCCGGCCGCACCGGTCCTGCGGGCATTGCGTGGGCGCCGAATGTGGCCCGTACCTTGGGAGATGTCGTGGAGCCGACCGTGACCAACGGGTTTGAGTACACCGTCATCGAAACCTACGGCGCTACACCGCGCTCCGGCACTGTGGAGCCAGTGTGGCCCACCGTTACGGGCGGCACGGTTGCGGAGGACACTGAGGGCGGCGTACCGTCCGCGCCGACGACCCCAACCACACCATCGACGACCCCTCCGGCTGACGTGGTGGACCGCTACGGAAATGGCGTCAACGCCAACCGTACCGGCTCCACGAGGGAGCAATAATGCCCACGCCCGTCTGGCAGCCAGGCACTCCGTATCCGACCGGCTCCCTGGTCCAGCCGCTTACTCCTATTGCGCCGGTCCCGACCGCGCTGTCCAACCCTGGATTTGATGCCGGCAACACCTCCGGCTGGACGTTCAGCGGCCCCGGCACGTATGCCGTCACCACGCTCAACAGCCAATCCGGCACGTACAACCTTGGGCTAGACAATGGCGTTGTCGAGGGCCTAAATGCGGAGTTTCCGGCAAACCCCGGCCTCTCCATCTCGGCGTCCATCTTTGTCCGCCTGAGCGAGTCCGGCACCAGCGCAGGGCGCGTGCGCCTGTACTGGTACGACTCGTCCCATGTGCAGATTGGCGCGGCAGTGGACGGCAACCTCGTCCAGAAGCCGGCGAGCCAGTCCGAGCGGTGGGTGCAGTCCACGCTGTCGGCCGTCGCGCCGCTGCTTACTGCTTACGTCAAAGTAGGCTTCTGGAGTGAATCAGGCGTCGGCGGCGGCGACACGCGCGTCGATAGCCTGTCGTGGAATTACACCAGTGCCAGCGCGCCGTCCGGACTCATATTTGAGGCAACCCAAGTCGGCCTCGGCATCTCCGCCGGCATTGAGCCGGTGTGGCCGTCTGCGCCTGGCATCCCAGTCAATGACGGGACCGTGGTGTGGGAAGGCGTCATCGCCAACCGCGTCGTGTGGGAAGCCTCTCCCATCATGGTCTCTGGCGCCACGGAGCCTACGTGGCCCGAGGTCGTGGGCGAGTCCGTGACCGACGGCACTGTATCGTGGGAAACCGTGTCCCTGCGCGTGGAGGATGAAAACTGCCCCAACAGCAAGGTCGTCACCATTGCCAGCAGCAAGGTGTATGCGGCCGACGACGACATCGTGCGATTCTCGGCCACGGTCAACCCGCTGGACTGGACGACGCCCGACGACGCCGGCTATTTGCCATCCGGCCTGAATCAGTTTGGTTCCAATCGCACCGCCGTCCTCAACACCTACCGCGGCAATCTGGTCTCATTCAGCGCATCTACCTTCCAGAATTGGCAGGTGGACCCGGACCCAGCCAACATGGCGCTGCTGGACGCGATGGAGGGCATCGGCAGTACGTGGCAGCAAGCCGCGCATCCGGTGGCCAATGACCTGTTCTATTTGGCCGCGCTGGGCGTGCGCACCGTCGGCATCAGTGCCGGCACGTCCAACTTGGCGGCCGGCGATGCTGGCATGCCCATCGACCCACTGGTGCAGGCGGCCATGACCGTCAGCGTTCGCCCACTGTCCACATACCTGCCCAGCGAGGGGCAGTATTGGCTGTGCATGCGTCCGCCGTTGCCGGAGGTTATTGGCCCGTCCATATCTGGCGAAGCGCCCGACGGGACTGCTGGGAATGCGTACTCTCAGTTTGATTACACCGTGACTGCCGGCGATGCTCCAATCGCAAGCGTTACAATTTTCAGCGGCACATTTATCCCCGGACTAGGGTTCGATACCACTGACGGATTCATTGAGGCCGGCATCCCAACGACTGCCGGGACTTACACTTACACGCTGGAAGTGCTTGACGAAAACGGCATCCCCGCCTACCACACGGACACCGTTGTAATAGCGCCTGTTGAGCTTGGCCTTGAGTGGCAGTACACCGGCATCTTCGGAAATAACATGTTCGACGTTTGCTTCGGCACTACGGACGCGAACGAGGACTTGTTCCTAGCGTGCGGAGCTGGCATCGCCAGCAACGGCGAGATATGGACCTCTCCCAATGGCGACAACTGGCTGCAACGCACGGACGGCAGTTCCAACGCGCTGCGTTCGTGTGCATTCGGATATGTAGGCGATGACCCGCTGTTTGTGGTCAGCCGCGACTCTGCAAACGTGCTTACCTCGCCAGACTGCGTGACGTGGACGAATCACACGACCATTGATGCAGACGCCTATCTGGTCACTCTGTATGACGGTAACGCCTTCATTCGTGCGGGACTGAACAATAGCGCCGAATACTCAAGCGACGCCGTGACATGGACGCAGCAAGGCAGGCCGTCAAGCAACACGGCGACGACTGGTATTGCGTTTGAGTTTGGCGGCGACAAAGTTGCAATGGTATTTTGCACGGCAGGGGCGATTCATCGCACGACGGACAGCGGCGACAACTGGACGAACATCACCGTCCCGGCTGACCCGGCCCCGGCGCAGAACTTCGGCGGTGCAGCGACGGACGGCACGACCATCCGCGCCTACAAGTACGCATCCAGCATCCTCACGACGTACACGTCAATCGACGGGGGCGTGAATTGGACGTGGATGCAGGACAACATCGGCAGCAGCAACTATCAGGCTGGCCCGTGCCTGTATCGCAATGGCAACTGGTTTGGGCTTGGCATGACGACGACGGGCGGGCAACAGGTGCAGTTGTGGTACTCGCCTGACGGTCTTGTGCCGTGGACTGCTGCGGTAGTGCAGGACTACGACGACACCATTGCGGCCACGATGCAAGCGGTTGCAGCTTCCGATAGTCGCGCCGTTCTTATTGGCAACAAGGCTGCCGAGGGCTACGCAATGACTTCTCCGGTGCTGACGCCATGACCACCCAAGTATTCGTCTACAGCATGACCCAGCTTGGCGGAATCGGCGCGTGGAGCCGGTATATCTACCCGTGGGACATCGAGGATCAGGCACAGCTCAACAACGACCTGTACCTGCGCTCGGGCGATGCTATCTACCGCGTGGACAAGTCTCGCTTGACCGATGACATACTGGTCGATGACGATGTGGTCGAGTCTCCGGTGGATATGGTCATCCGCTGGCCGTATCTGGATTTCGGCGCGCCCGGGGTCACGAAAATGCTGGCCGGCTTCGATGTCGTCGGCAACGGCGAGTGCGAGGTCCGCATCGGGTGGAACCAGCGCGACTATGCCATGCTGACCCCGGCCTACACGATGACGGCTGACACGGTGACCGGTGGCATCATCCCGATCCCGCTGTCCTCGCCGTCTTTCTCGATGGAGCTGACTTTCCGCTCCGACGACAACGATATAGACTGCGAGTGGCTGGCTTCCAACCTCTACCTGCAAGACTTCCGGATGACCTCCTGATGCGCGCACCGTCCTGCCTCGTACCGCTGCAACCCGTACACGTCCTGTACCTGTGCGAGCGCATGCGTGCGGATGAAATAGAGCAGTTGCGCGCATTCACGAACCTGGAGGATGCGGACGGCAACTACGACCCCAATGCCGCGGCCCGCATGTTCCTGACCAAGAGTGGCCCGCAATTCACCGTCATGGGCCGCGATGGCTTTCCGGCGGTGTGCGGCGGCTACGACATGGCCATGGACGGCGTGTGGCAGTCGTGGATGGTCGGCAGCATGGAGGGCTGGGAAGGCAACTGGCGCGCGATTACCAAAGCGAGCCGGTGGCTGATGTGGTCACTATTCCGGTCGGGTGCCCGCCGACTGCAAACCAGCGCCATCGCCTCGCGCTGTCAAGCCCACGAGTGGTACATCAAGGGGCTGCACATGAAGCACGAAGGCATACAGCGCGGTGCCGGCCTCAATGGCGAGGACGTTCACCTGTTTGGCATATTGGCGGAGGAATTATAATGGGCGGCGGCGGAGGCGATCCAAGCGCACAAGCGCGACGTGACGAGCAGGCGCGACAAGCGCGCATCGACACGACTATCACAGGCGTCAACCAGCTCTACGATGCACCAGAGCGGCAGGCGCAGATTACCAACTACGGCAACGACTTGTTGTCGTATTTCACGCGCGACCTCGACAAGCAAAAGACCGTGGCCGACCGCGACCTGAAATTTGCCAATGCACGCAGCGGCACAATTGGCGGCAGCTTGCAGGTGGACCAGAATCGTCAGCTCGGCACCGACTATCAGGAAGGCGTGCTGAACGTGGGTCGCAAGGCGCAGGCCGGCATGGCTGACTTGCGCGCCGCTGATGAGCAGTCGCGCCTGAACCTGACCTCGCTCGCGCAGAATGGCCTGTCCACGACCAACGCCGCAACGCAAGCGGCTGCGGCCATGCGCTCGGCACTGGAAACATCGTCTGCGGCCAACAAGGCGCAGGGGATTGGTGACATTTTCGGGAGCGTGCTGACTGCGAAGAACAAGTCAGAGGAGTCGGCTGCCAAGCGCAAGGCCGACAAGATTTACGCGCAACCGTATACGCCGTTCTACGGCGTGGGAGACTGACATGGGTACGGAAGCAGGCTGGATCCCGCTCGTTTTGGCAGCAGTCGGCACCGGCGTGCAGGTTTACAACACGCAGCAAGCCGAGAAGCGGCAGAACCGTGCGCTGACCCAGCAATTGCTGGATCAGCAGGCCATCGACAAGAAGGCGCAGAAAATCGTCAGCGACGAGGTATTGAAGCGAGGCCAGTCCGACCCGGAGCAATACCGGAAGGATTCGCTGGACCAGTACATGGACCAGATACAGAAAACGTCGGGCAAGGCATCTGGCGGACTGAATCAGGTGGGCGGCGTGAGCGATGCGTTTCGCTCCAATGCTGCCGGCGCGGCTGCTGACATTCAAGCCGAGAGCGCGCTCACTGCCGACTCGCTGTCGCGCATCGACGCGCCTGGCCGTCAGCGGATGGACGAGGGCATCTCCTTCAATCGCGCAAGCAGCGACTTGGGTCGCGTGGGTGCCATGTCTGATTCTGCACGCTACCTTGGCGATATTCAGATGCGCCGTGCCAGCGCCCGTGACCCGTGGCTGGATGCGTTGGGCAGCGGCTTGTCCAGCTATGGTCAGGGTGGCGGCAGCTTCGGCTTGGGAGGTGGCTGATGGCCGTTAATTGGGGTCCGGTTGGCGCGCAACTGGCGCAGATGCAGCAGGGTCACGGCGACGTGACCGAGCGCAGGCTTGGCGAACTTGCCGCGCTCGACCTGAAATTGCAGAAGGCGATGGGTCGGCGCGACATCGGTACGCAGCTTACCGGCGCCGGATACTCGCCCGAGGAAGCCGCGCTTGGTGCCGCACTGATTCAGGGCGAGGCTGGCACGCAATTCGCTGGCATGGAGCGCGGGCTTAGCAGCCAGCAGCAGCGTGGATTCCGGCAGGGCGCGGTGGATGCGTATGGGACCGGCGGCGCGGAGGCTGCGAACCAGTACCGTGCGGGCCTTGGCACGCAGATGATTGATGCGACCAAAATCACGCAAGGGCAGGCATACAACCCAACCGTCGCGCCGACCAGTCAGGACATCGTGATTACCGACATCGGGCAATCCGTCATCGGCAAGAATCAGGCGCTCGGCGATGCTGCCACAATCCGCGCAAATCGGCCTCCTGCTTCGCGCGCGTCGGGCCGGAGTACGGCAGCACCCAAGCTCTCCGAAATTGACAAGCTGCGGCTGAAATCCGCCATGGCCGGTATCGAAGCCGAGGAGGAGGTCGTGCTGGACAAAATCGCCAACGGGGACGAGTCGGCCAAGGTTCGACTGGCGGAGTTGCAGGCAGCGAAGGAGGAGGTATTCACCCGGTTTGAGGGCGGCAACTCCATGTCGCCGGACGTGCCGGAAGCGGACATTGGCGATGCGGTGTCGCGCGACGAGACGTGGTATCAGGATCCGGAGACCGGCAGGCAGCGCAAGGTCGGTGTCGGCGCAGCGGTCAAGCACCCGCCCGTCCCGCCCGGCGCTGTCGAGATGTTGTGGAAAGACCCTAGCTTGAAGGAGCAATTTGCGGCAAAGTACGGCGCAGCAGCCGCCGACGCGGCCCTCGCCAAAAGGCCGCGCTGATGCCGAATGTGTTTGACCGCTTTGATGCTGCACCCGCTCCAAAGGCGGGTGCGAACCCGTTTGACCAGTTCGACGGCGAATACGACTGGCAAGCCGAGGAAGCAAAGGCGGCTGGATTGCCGGCGGTGGCAACTCCGATTGGGGAGGCGGCGACGACTGAGGTAGTCCCGTACACGGATGCACAGTTCGGCGAATTGCTTGCCAACAACGGACTGAACACGTCGCCGCGCAGCATTATCCCCAACATGACGGACAACCTGCGATTCGGCGGGCAGACTTCCGTGTACGAGCTTGGCACGGCAGCGGCCCCGCAGCGCCTTGACCGCTCTATGGGACAGCTCGGAACCGACCTTGGCATGACATTCAAGCAGTCGGCCCGTGAGGGCGTGCTGGGGCTTGCCGAGGCCCCTGTGTCGGCTATCAATGCGTTGAATAGCGGACTGAATTTGGGTGCTGATGCGCTGGCAGGCGTATTCGGTGGCGATGCTGGCCCCGGCGTCCCGATGATGAGTCAGCCAGAAGTATTGCAGCGTATGCGCGCCGCCACGGAGGCGCAGGGCGATGAACTGTATCGCCGCGATGCGTCCGCGACACTGCGCTACGATGACGCAAACCGACCCGATACGTTCCGCGGAACGCTCGGGTATGCCGTCGAGAACCCCGGCTCTCTGCTGACCGACGTGTCGCGTACCGGCGGCGCAATGCTGCCCGGCATCATCCCCGGATCGGCAGGCGCATCCATTGCCCTCCAGTCAGTCCAGCAGGCGCAACAGTCGGCCAATGAAGTCGAGCAGGCATTGCTGGCGAAAGGCGTCGATCCGCAGTCCGCAAAGGCGCAGGCAGCAGAAGCGTTCGCCACGGCAACCGGCATCGGCTTGGTCGCTCCGAAGCTGGTCCCTGGCGGACAGGCATTTGAGGATTTGATTACCGGCACCGCCCAGCGCGGCACCGGCAGCGCGATTGCGCGCGTCGCGGCCCCGCTTATTGGCGAACCCATCTCGGAAGGCATCGAGGAGGGCGGGATCAAGGCTGCGCAGAACGTATATTCCGGAGACCCAATCGGCCAAGGCGTAGGCGGCGCAGTGGCCAGCGGCTCAATCCTTGGCCTTGGCATGGGCGCGGCTCCTGCGGCTATCGAGGCCGTGGATGCGATTCGCAATCCGGCACCCGTCCAGCCCGTCCGCACCGCACTCGATGGCAACGCGACGCCCGCACTGAACATCGAACAGTTTTTGCTTGGCAATGCCGTAGCAACCCCCACTGCCCCACCGGTTGTCGCAGGAGGGGTGGGCGCCCCTGTAGCGCCGCCGTTGGGGCAGCCTGTTGTAAACGCCCCCGTAACACCACCTGTCGCACAGTTGGAGCAGCCCACTCCACCTGTGCAGGAGATTGCCCGTGTACAAGAGCCGCAAGTCATCCCGGAAGCCGACGACGCCGGAGTTGCCCGCGCCGTTGCCGGACTCACCGAAGCCGAAGCCGCCCAAGCCCCCGAAGCCGCCGTCGCCGCCGAAACCCAAGCCGCCAGCCAAGAAAGCACCCAAGAGCAAGTAGCGGAGCCCGCCGCGCAGCAAAGCCCGGCTGCGCGGCTCTATGCCGATTACAGCCCCGACGAAAGCCAGACCGTCCGAGCATCGGAAGGTGCGCTTTCGTGGCCGGAAAGCAAGCTGACCCGCCGCGCGGTCGATGACGCCCTGAGCGATCCGGATCCGGTTGCGGGTGCCGAACGCCTGCTGACCAATATCTCGCAGCAGCCGGACGTGACGCCTGCCGAAAAGTGGCTGGCCGAGAAACTGGCCCCGATGATGCGTCCGCTCGGCATCAAGCTCGGAAAGGCTGACCAGAACTACAAGTACGGCGGCGGGTTCAACAACATCGAGAATACGCTGTGGGTGCGCCAAGCAAACCCGGAGACGGCGCTGCACGAGTCGTTCCATGGCGTCACGTCGGCCCTGATTACCAACAAGGCCGCCCGGTCGAATCCGGTCGTCGGCAAGGCCGTCGCCGAGCTGGACGACATGCTGGGCAGCTTGCAGGGTTCGATGCTGGAGCTGGACACGCGCGGGCTGGATCCGGAGATTCAGCGCGTCCTCAATGACAAGCAAGGTCCGCTGTCCAATACCCGTGAGCTTGTCACCTACGGCATGACCAACCGCCCGTTTCAGGACTTCCTGAAATCGCTGCCACCGCCCCCAGGTCGCACCGAAGCGCGGAACATGTGGGAGTATTTCAAGTCCATCGTGACGAGCCTGTTTGGAAAGACGACGCCCAGCCAGCGGTCGTTTTTGGATGCGCTGATTGAAACCGGCGCGGACCTCGCCGAGTTTGCTGCGGCGAATCCCAAGGTCGCTCGGCAGGCGCAGATGGCCGAGGCTGCTAAGTTGGCTCCGGTGTCCGAGTTGCCTGTTGCCAGGCCAGCCCCTCCCGCTGCACAATCGAAACCAGCCCCGCCGTCTCCCGCCTCTCCCCAAGGTGCGGACTCCCCTCCAGTGGAGACGGCGCGGGCTGCCTCTGATACGCCCCCATCACGCCCCCTGACCAGCACCAAAAACGCTGTCGTCGAAGGCGAGCGCGAGCGTGCGGGCAAAGAACCTGTGAAGCGCGATGCGCCACGGTCAAACGAAACCACGCTGGAGATGGCAAAAGCGGCAATCGCTGACAATCCTGACCTTCCGGCCGAGCTGATAGCCCGTCTATCTGTCTCCGGCGTGGCTTCTATCAATTCGGTCGAGGAGGCGGCATTGCTGGTTGAATCCGAGCGCCTGCGTGCTGCGCGTGACCGCGCGGGCGAGCGAGCGTCGGATGAGTCGCTGTCCGATGAGGTGCGCGCTACTGCATCGGCCAAGTGGGCGGAGCTGGAAGGTCAGATTGACGCCATCGACCAGGCAACGGTCAACAGTGGCCGCGAGTGGGGTCGCTTCGGCCAGATGCGCCAGCGGATGATCAAGGCTGACTACACGCTTGCCGCGCTGGAGAAGAAGGCACGTGCCGTGAAGGGCGGCCCGCTGACCGCTGCGGAATCGGCTGAAATCAAGACAATGGCGGACACCATCGCACGGCAGCAAGCCGACCTCGATGCCGTCCGCAAGCAACTGGAGGAGTTTGAGACCGGCGCTGCGGTCGAGCAGACGTACAAGCGACTGCTGGAGGACATCAAGAAATCCGCGCGCATGAAACCCGATATCGCCGCCCTGAAAAAGAAGGCTGATGCTGCCAAGGCTGCGTTGCGGGAGTTGGCTGGGGTGGATGCGGCTACTTTGCGCGACTACGACAGCAAGGCGTTTGGAAAGGCTGTTGCGGCTGCGCAAAAGGCATACGAGTCGCTGTCAAATGAAGCTCAACTGTCCCTGAGCGAGTGGCAGTTCGGCGGCTGGGATAATGGCAGGCTGGCCTCGGCAGAGCTAAATAAGTCAGGAGCCTATCAGGAAATACGAACCGCCTTTGAGCCTGTTCGCGAAATCTTGCGAGCAGAGTTCGGTGACAAAAT